CAAATCGTTTGGATTTTTGCGGATTTCCGAAAGTGTCTGATCTAGGTGCTCATGGAGAACAACTGTGCCGCAAGTCCAATTTGTAGGAGGCTTGGATATGTCGCGCTCCGGATCAACCACGCGGAGATCAGCTCGCCCGTAGAACATCGGCATCGACAACCGGACGCATCGTTGAGGATCCTGTTTTGCCAGATCAACTGCGGCTAAGAGGGCATCTGCTTTAGGAATCTCGTCGACGTCGCTAAAGAAAAATACGGAATCGGGTGGAGTCATTCGCATACCCACAGCCAGAGCATCTCGCTGGGAGTACTCCCGAACCCAAGGATTTGGCGCAATGTCTGGAGGAGGTAGTTCGACATGTAGAACTTGAATCTTCTCTTCGGGAAGACCCAGCGTACGAATTGTTTCGACGCATGTAAAATCTTTCTTATCACCCTTAAAAGTACGGTCTGCATCTGTAATGATGAAACCGTCTACGATGTCCTTAAGGATATTGACGCGAAGCTCTAAAAGCTCTTTTTCGTCAAAATACAGAAAGCAGTCAAACAGCACAACATCTCTGAAGCTGTCAGTATATTAACGCATACTTGGGGTTACGTTACCGTTACCGGCACGAACAGCTTGAGCTGATTCCGCTGCACGACGATTCGCGCGTGTCTTCTGCATCAGCTCCTGTTTGATATCCTCCATAGGATCCCCCGTGGGCTGGAATCCTTCCTCAAACACACCATAAGGTGCGTTCATAGGAGGTACAGGAGCGTTATAAGCTTGATCTTCTAATTGACTCGTGTACTCATCACTACGCATACTGGCTCGCTGAGCCTTCATCTGGCGACGAGCTGCTAACTCCTGAGCGTTAAACGCACGAGTAAACAGATCACCGGCTTCAAGAAACGGATCAGCCATCTTTAGAAGTCTTTCTTCTAATGTACTCGGAAGCGCGACGTCTTGCCTCTCGCGCCTTACCCGTGTTCGCTACCTGAGTATTTACAGGTTTATCGCCTGCTGTAGCGCGTTTCTTTTTCTCGTCAGTCGCCCGACGTTCTTCAGGACTGAGGGATGCCCACGCTGAACGTGGTAAATACCGCTCGGTTCTTCCTTTTTCGCGGGCGCGATCAGCCACCGGTTCCCATCATTGCTTTAGCTGCTGCTGCACGAGCAAGCATCTCGTTCTTAAGAGGGTTTACTAAACCCTGAGCAATTACGTCAGACGCTGCCTTACTTTTGACAGCGCGGATCAGATCTTCAGCATCTCCGAGTACGCGTTCCCGGAAAGTACTGCCGCCGGATAAATAGCTAATGAGATCCGAAGTGTCCATGGTCAGTCTTTTTTAGACTTCTCGTATTCTTCACGAGTTTGCCAGTCTTCTTTAGACCAGCGATTCAAGCGGTTGGACGAAGATTTCTTACCCTCGTAAGTACCGCCAGCTTCTTTATAGTACTTGGTTGCGAGCTGCATCGCTCGTGCTGAGTGTCCGCCTAATTTTTTTCGAGCTTTAGCTTTCGCTGCTGCCCACTTCTTAGGGTCACGTTTTTTAGCAATTTCTGCCATTAGTAAAGAACAAAAACTCCGCCGATAGTGCCGCTGAGAAGAGCAGTGCAAGATACGGGGAAAATTGTATCGCCTTGTAGATTTAAAGCTTGAGCTGACTGCCCAGGGGCATCAGATAGCTCTACGACAAGTGTACCCTTAGATTGATTCCCAGGGGCGTCCACGAAGATAGCGCGACAAGCTGGAAAGTTGACACGGCCCTGGGCTGGAATCCACCCAAACCCACTTGTATAAGGCAGAGAGGCAGTCTGCCCGTAAATAGATCCAAATGCCCTTACGTCCATGAGTAATCTGTTTTCCTACATTATAGGTTCACTGTTCGCTCTCCTCGATCAACCGGTCCAAATACCATTTAGCTTTTTTCAAATCCTGAACTTTGTTTTTGTGCTCTGTTCGCCACAGGTACTTGATGATATTTCCGCGACAATAGGCTTTAAAGCCCTCAAACCCTAAAGCGGCCTTGAGAGCTTCGATACATTCGACGCCGCCTTGCGTATAGTGAGCTGGGTGATTTACAAGATCATTAAGCTGGGTTAAACCAGTAGATTGTTCCATGTTCTCGTTCGACAAATCGTCGCAGTCTGTACGCGTCATCTCTAAATAAAGTCTGTTGGTAGTTGTGACCGTTCAGAACATAACACACCGACACATACTGTGCACCTCGATGCGCCACTTTACAATTTAAACATCTGTTTACAGTCTATCAAGTTACTAGACTTCTTAAGAAGCTGTTTAGTGTATTTAGTGTCATCATGTTTGATTAAACAACATTCGTGAGGTACATATCTCCCGTTTTGCTCAACCACGGGGATCCAGCGACGATGCTCGTGTCCGATAGGGACATCCTCAAAAGCTAAACCCATCGAACTACGGTCAGCTAGGGGCCAGTTACGGACTCCGACCAACTCATAACTGCGCACAGGATCCATACTCTGACTTTTAACGTACTTAAGAGCATCCTGTTGATCTAAAATCATTGCGCCATAGTAAGGATTTGATACTTGCGCGAAGAATTTGATATCAGGGTCAATCACAAGCATCTTCTTGACCTCAAACCCGATATCGTGCCAAACATTCGGAGTTTCTCGTGTCAACGAGAACGTGTGGTAATTATCGAAGGGGATTTTCAACCCCTCATGCTCCTCGTATCGGATAAAACCTGGCTCAAACCCCGCTGCACTTAACCTGTTTTTCCACCTAAACCAATATTTTAAATTTTCATACGTCAGGATCATATCGTTCTCTTGATAAACATAAAAATCGGCTGTGTAGTTCATACAAGCTAAAACAAGATCAGTTTTATGTGCCCATGTGAGCTCCCAACCGGAATACTCGGGTCCACAGACCTTGATTTCAATATCTAAACCGGAAAAGTAAGGTTCTAAAATGCTTCTTAAAGTGTCTACGTCTTTTTCTGATTCATAATCTACATAAATGTTTATTTTGACGTCTAAGTCATAATCTAAATAAGCGCGAACAGTGTTAACTAGTGAATTTATGCGGTTTAAGGGTTGGTACGCCGTTATCGCGACCCACATCCGGGACCCAGAAAGCGTGGAAGTGTGAGTTTTCATCAGTACTCGATCGAAAAATTACCGCGACGTTGTAAAAATGTAATCAACCAAGTGTATGCGTCCAGTAAGTCGTCATGAGCTGTAGAACCAACGTTGATCAACTGGTCAAAAAGACCATCAAACTTACGATATTTGTTAAAAGTCACCTTTTTATTTTCTAACAACCCCAAAGTGCCCCTAAATCTAGCAATTTTGTCCCCCCGGAAACCTTTAACTTCGTGAATATGAAGGTTACTTAAGCCTCGTTCATTCAAGAGGACACGTCTCAGATCCGCTGCAAGCGACGCTTGGTACGCAACGGACTCAACCACCAGGGTCACCGTGGAATACGTAGGGAAAAACTGCCCATCTTGCTGCGTCAGAATACCCCATTCCAGCAACATGTCGCAAAGCAGGTCGATTTTTTCAAGGTTTCCGATGGATCGGCACTGGTGCGCATCGATTATGTAGTAGTTATCCTTAAGACGACCACCTAACACGAACGCTGTGTAATCACTTGTTTCATTCTTACTAGCGGAGAGGTCGATACCAACAGCCAAACTGTCAAACTCGGTAACCACTTCACCCTTAATAAGTAGATCAGGGGATACAACCAAGTCAGAGGTCATGACCGGTTGTTGCTGATACTGATACGCGAACGCAACGGGATCAAGTTCTTTCTGACCCAGCAAGTACTCTGCGCTCCACTGCTCCGGCCAGTAGCTGACTGGTTCCCCACGATCGTCGTACGTAATAGCTTCCTGTGTCACTTGTTTCCATCCTTTCTCCGGAATGAACATCGTTTTATGGATGTCCAACGGGTGGAATCGAGTTCCCAGACAGATCGAGCGACCACCCTCAAAAATAATCGGAGCGATCACAGAGCTCCAGTTATTATTCATCTCGTCCCTAATAGCAGGGTTTTTAATATCTGCACTAGACTTAATAGGGTCATCTACGATAACAATATGAGCACGCTTTGATGTAATAGATCCTCGAAGCCCTGCAGCACGTAGCGTAAATTCTTCGTCACCAAGTCTAGGGATACCAGCGTAATCAAAATCGATCGACCAACCGATATCAGATTGCATACCTGATCGCAGCTTCACCCGTGGGAATACTTTGCGATAGTCAGGAGAGTCGATAATCTGCTTGATAATACGACTCTTAGGAATAGCTGTGGCAATGTTGTACGAACAGTAGATAATTTGTAAAGGTCTCTTCTCCGTTGTATGTCGCCCGATTATCCACGCGGTAAACAGGTTCAATACGGTCGACTTTGCCGAACCCCTCGGTGCCAGAATATCAAGATTTTGTCCAGCGATATCTAATAGGTACTTATTTGATTCACCTGTAATTAAATGTCTATGCCACTCCAACATGTGCCGCGCTGGAGTTTTGTCTAGAATAGTACAGAACGTATGAAAGTCATTAGCTGCTCTAGTGTATATGGTATCAACAGATTTATCTGTGCTCTCCGAAGCTCTCTTAGCTTGTAACTGAGCACTACGGCGGTAAGCGAAAGAAGCACGGCTAGGCATATCAATAAACTGACAGTACTGCTATATTGATTGTACTAGAAACTCAAACCAAGCATGTCGAAAATTCTCTGGTACGGAGATGCTTGTAGTAACACAGGGTTTGGTCGTGTAACACACAGTGTTCTAGAGCACTTAAGCAAAGATCATGAAGTTTGCGTTCTAGGCATCAACTATACAGGGGACCCTCATCCATATCCGTACAAAATTTACCCAGCTTGCGCCGGAGGATCCCAAGACCGTTTCGGCATCAACCGAGTTTCAGAAATCCTTCAAAAGGAAAAACCTGACGTAGTTATCTGTCTGAACGATATATGGATCGTAAATCAGTTTTGGGAACGTTGCCATTTTCTTAAAGATGATCTGAAGTTTAAGTTCATCGCTTATTTCCCGGTAGATAGCGAAAGCTACTACCCGGACATGTTGCAACATATGTCCTTCTGGGATTTAGCAATCACTTTCACCGTCAATTGCGCTCACAGAATTCTGTCGCACGGAATCAATATCCCACGGTTGGGAGTTCTACCCCACGGTGTAGATAACGGCAGGTTCTACCCAAGGGATAAAAAGGAAGCCCGCGAACAAATCGGATTACCTCTGGACAAGTTCATTGTTCTTAACGGTAACCGGAATCAGCCTCGTAAACGGATCGATCTGACAATCCAGGCGTTCGCCGAATTCGCTGTCGATAAACCTGACACCATGCTTTACCTCCACATGGGGGCAAAAGATCTCGGCTGGGATGTAATGCCTTTGTTCCGCCGCGAAATGACGAAGCGCGGACTGGATGACAAACATCGGCTAATCTTGACCTCACCTAACATGAATTACATGGACGCACCTCCAGATACATTATTGAATACTATTTATAACGCTTGCGATGTAGGTCTCAATACTGCTGACGGAGAAGGTTGGGGCCTTGTAAGTTTCGAAAACGCCAGTTGCCGGAAACCTCAAGTTGTCCCGAATCACACAGCCTGTAAGGATATTTGGGACGGAGCTGCACAACTCGTGGATATTGCCACGTGGGTGGTCGACAAAGACCTCGGTGTCGAACGAGGTTTAATTGATGTCGGTCATGCCGCCAGACTTTTAACCGAATTGTATGAAGACAAAGCAATTTATGACGAAGTTGCTGATGCTTGTTACGCCGTGACGCAACGCCCCGAATATCGATGGGAATCTGTGGCGAGGGGTTTCTCAAAAGCTATTTC